GTCCAGATGATCATCATCCTCGTTCAGGTTCGTACGGAGGCTCTTCTGAAGAGCGTCGTACGAGTCAATAGGGTCACGACGCTTGATAGCGACGGGAGTGGCGAGACGCCATTCACGTCGATACAGCGTGGGATTCCATCGACAGAACGATAGATCAGGTTCATCTGACCAGCGTCCGATACCAACCATTCCGTAAGGAATGTTCGGATACCGTACCAAACCGCCGATAAGGCGATCAAGGTACTTGACAGTTCGGCACAAGCCAAACTTGTCATAGAGCTGGTTTCGCAATTCACTCGCTTTCACGAGTGAATTACTATCCGCTCGTGATGTCGGCAAGTAGGCGCGTGCGTAGGAAGGAGTTACAACTCTTCCATCGTACGCGTCTACTCCACACGATTCTCTGAACTTCCCAACTGAGAAGCTCTTAGAATCGTTCACTTTCATCCCAAGGGAAGAAAGAGACGATACCACGTAGGGGTAGGCATCCACAGGAATGATAATATCATCCCCGTAGATGCTCAGCGTTTGGGAATGACGCCTGAACCTTTTGACAAAGGACTCAGAGAAATTCCCCTGCATCCGACACATAGCTGTGACGACGATGGTCTGAAAGACCATCGCCTCCACAGGGAATGTCAGAGCAGACCCCATGGAGGCGAACTTGTTCAAGAGAACAAGTTTTCCTCCGGGGAGCTCAACGAACCGTGACCTAGACAAGCGAAGGTAGCGGAGAAACTGAGGGTTGAACCCAAAGATCTCTTCCACCAGCGCAAGACTAACACGGTCCGAAGCCTCGGAAAGATCAATGGTGGCTACAGAGCCATCAGATGAACCTTTCAAGGCTAGCGCCTGGTTGTGGGACTGATACTTGTATGAACAAGCAAAGTCCGACCTGTAGAGTAGCCTTTTCAGTCTACTCTGCAGAGCCTGTTGCACAAACTGATTGTATGAAGGCTCGATTGAGATCAATCGAGGCTTCACAGCTGTCTTTGGGACAGCAGTCAGTTTTGCCGGCACCTCCCTTTCAAAGGGAGGGCGCTCGAGGAGATCGATCCAAGAGGATCTGAAATACTCGGCGCCAACCAGAGACTCGATGTTCTGCGAGATGGAGTGAAAACTCCACCTCTCATTATTACCGAGTCTGTCAGCTACAGCTCCCGGGCCATGTTTGCCATCATTGATGGTAGACAAGGCCTCACCGATGACTTGCCCAAACAAAAGCTGGGCAACTCGTCGAGTGTACGGGTCAATCGAGGAACGGATCTCTTTCCGAGAGGGTAGGTTGGAATCTACCTCCACGAATCGAGAAATTTCCGCCTCGACACGGTCATCTTCGCAGACCTCAAAGATCTTCTTATGAAGCCTAGAGATCTGACGAAGCCACCGAATGGCCGGTACACTGGGGTTGGAAAGAAGTTTTCCTTCCCTAGAGAAGATCAAACTCCAGATTCCACGAAGGAATTCGGGGTAGGCACATCGCGACAACCACCCTTCGAAAGAAGGGAGTTGTCCGTCCCGAAGCCCTGCAATCAGCAGGTCATCGAGGCGTGGCAATGTGATCGTCAAGAAGGGCAAGCCCTCCTCGTCGTATCTTCTCCAGAGAGATTCAACATCTCTCTTTGCGCTGAACCCCAGAGCATCTCCTGCATCCAGCATGAGTTGCTCAAGGAGGATCACTTGGCTTTTCAATCCTGCCCCCTTTCAAAGGGCTAGAGATTCCAAGCCAAGATGGACTCACTCACGAAGAGGTGGAACCACCCCTCCGACTGAACGCAAGGGTCAGGACCCCACCGACGCAAGCGCCGGTGAGGCCCGTAAGACCGATAACGGAAAGGATGAGAATCGTTTCCGTCACGTTCAGTTCTCTCCAGCGATCAGCTTCTTCATGTTGCTGTTCGTGGAAGCAGTCAGCCACGCGATGAAGCCAACGAGATCCTTCTCGATGTCTGCATCGGTGACTCCAGAGTTTGGGCGATCAATCGTGATCGACACCATGCTCTGTACCACAGTCGAAAGGCCCGACCCGAGCGGGTCGAGAACAGTGCGCTTCTTGTAGAGGCGCCCCACGTTGCGACGGCGCTTAGCCGTGCCACGAGGATCGACTGTCAGCTCAAGAACCGCATCTGCGGACTTGAACTGACCAACGGTAGTACCGGTGAGAACTCGCGGAAGCGAGCTCGCGGTACCATCAATGGTAACTGACTGAGGATCGGTGAATGCCATCTTGGACTCCTGTCCATGTTCACTTGTTGTGGAATTGTTGTTCAGTTGTGGTTAGCGACTCTGGGCAAAACCCAGGGCCACTAGGATCCCAAATTGGGAAGCAGAAAGGCTCCCCAACTGAGTACCAAACCCAAATGGAGTGGCACGATCACGCCAGCGAGTGCGGGAATACGCATAAGCGGTACCCCGAGTAACTCGTGTCGCCGCAGTAACAGCGTTAGTACTTCCAGCGCCAACAATGGTGCCATCAGTACGCACTGAATACTGCGTCGTCAGATAGGCGTAATCGGAATTGTACTTCCCCACACGTGGGGAGTACAAATTGGAGTTGGCAATTGATGCTCCCATAGTGGAGAACCAATCAACCAACCAGGAGTACGGAGTCAATTCCCAGAGCATCTGGGGATCTTCAACGAGTCCTAACTTCAATGCGACATCATTCACCTGATCAGTGAAGGAATTAGCACGGCGAGATGGTTTTGCCATCCCGACGTACTTGGACGAGAAGTGGTAGTCTTCCGACGCCACCCAGCGATGTTGAGTGCGAAAAGTCGCACCATAACCGCTGTTCAAGCCAATCACCTCCCCCGGGTAGGGGTAGGTAGTATCTCCAAACGGCGAATTGAGACCACTAAGGGTCACATTCGGCGAAGAAGATCCAGATGAGCTTGGTCCATCCCAGCGTCGACGTCTACGGAACGATTCGTAGTAGACGACGCGTTCAAGAGACATGCCAACCTTGATGATGTTGGCATACTCTTGAATCAAAGGAGTCCATCCAAACGCAACGTTAAGGTGCTCAGAGCCGAGGTATTTAACCGCGCCCCTGTATCCCTTTTCCATGCGTTGGAAGTTCCTCAAGAGACTTGGAATATCGCCGCGAAGCAACTCAACCAGAGTTGTTCCGACGCTAGCCATGCTCTTGTCAGGTGCAGTTGCGGCAAACAGCCGATTGGCCAGGCCTTGACGTTGTGTCGATGACACGCCGATCAAGTTACCTGTGTCCTCTCCAGAAAGGAGAGGAAAGCCAGACGGATTCTGAATGCCCATCCCTGCAGAACCCCAAACATCGCCATTCCACCCTTTAGAGGGGTCGAATATATCGGCGTAGTTCATGGTTCCCCGGTAGCAGTTCCTGAACGTCTTGTGAGACGCAAACAGGTGACCGCTATCCGTCGATGATGTCCTATTCACTGACGCCAATCCAGACTGAGTCTCAGCTGGAAAGGCCGCTCTCTGCACCTCTTCAAGGTATCGTTTCCTTTCGGAAAGACGATCCGTGAGGTTACCGCGTTTGGGCGGGGTACGTATACCCCAGCCATCAAATTCGGCAATCCTCTGAGAGGAAGGTACAGCGGGATCCGAGGTAGCTCGGGCCCCTGTGCGCCAGGAATAGACGCCTTCAACCAGGTTGGGAGTAGAGAATCTCACATTACGTGAGATCCCACTACCCGTGATACCACTTCCCCTGAAATATTCACGGGAAAGGTAACGCTGGCTGGAGACGTACATTGAGTTCCTCCATTCGGTTCAGCGGGGCCCCCTTCGGG